TATCTGGTTTTTACAGAGATATAGAAATACAACCTGGTTACACACAAGATACAGAGATTGACAAAAAAGAATTAGAAGTAGAAGGAATTAGAAAAACAAAAGACGAAACTGATTTTACTATTTTAGAATTTCATACTGATTTAGATCTTGAAGGTTTTGAAGACAAGGATATGGAAACTGGAGAGGTAACAGGAATTAAATTACCTTACGTTGTAACATTAGATCAAGGTAGTAAAGAAGTTTTATCAATTAGAAGAAACTACAAACAAGATGATCCACTTAGAAAAAAAATAGATTATTTTGTACACTTTAAATTTTTACCAGGTCTTGGTTTTTATGGTTTTGGATTAATACACATGATTGGTGGTTTATCTAAAACTGCAACAGCAACATTAAGATCTTTGATTGATGCAGGAACTTTTTCAAACTTACCTGCAGGTTTTAAACAAAGAGGTATCAGATTAAGAGATGAAGCTGAAGCAATCAAACCAGGTGAGTTCAGAGATGTAGATGCTCCAGGTGGTAACATCAGAGATGCATTTATGCCTTTACCGTTTAAAGAACCATCAGCAACATTATTACAATTAATGGGTGTTGTAGTCTCAGCAGGCCAAAGATTTGCAGCAATTGCAGATATGCAAGTTGGAGATGGTAATCAACAAGCAGCTGTTGGCACAACTATTGCATTATTAGAACGTGGTTCAAGAGTTATGTCAGCAATTCACAAAAGAATGTATGCTGCAATGAAACAAGAGTTTAATTTATTGGCAGATGTATTTGCACAATATCTACCACCAGAATATCCTTATGATGTTGTTGGTGCACAAAGAATGATTAAGCAACAAGACTTTGATGACAAGATAGATATCATTCCAGTTGCAGATCCAAATATATTTTCACAATCACAAAGAATAAGTTTAGCTCAAACAGAATTACAACTTGCAATGTCTAATCCACAAATACACAACATGTATGAAGCATACAGAGATATGTACGAAGCAATTGGTGTAAAAAATATTGATCAGATATTACCACCACCTCAACAACCTATGCCAATGGACCCAGCTTCTGAAAATATTTTAGCTATGTCAGGTAAACCTTTTCAAGCATTTAAAGGTCAAGACCATAGATCACATATTACAACTCACTTAAATTTTATGGCAACAAGTTTAGCTAGAAATAATCCTGCAGTGCTTGGTGCATTAGAAAAAAATATATTTGAACACATTGCATTTATGGCACAAGAACAAATAGAAGTAGAATTTATGGAAGAGTTACAACAACTACAACAATTACAAATGGCAGTACAACAAAACCCAATGTTGCAACAAGATCCAAACACACAGCAACAGATTTTAACAATCAGTATGGCTTTAGAAGCTAGAAAAGCAAAACTAATTGCAGAAATGACTCAAGAATTTAAGGAAGAAGAGAACCAAATCATGGGTCAATTAGGAAATGATCCAATTGCTAAACTAAAAGCAAGAGAATTAGATCTAAGAGCAATGAATGATGATAGAAAAGCACAAGATGCAGAGGCTAGATTGAATCTTGATAAGATGAAAGCCATGATGGCACAAGAAAATAACGAAGATAAGTTAGATCAAAACGAAGAATTAGCTAAATTAAGAGCAAATACTTCGATTGAGAAGACAATTTTAAGTAAAACAATCCCTTCAGCACCAAAAATGGACAAACCAATTGGTAATGTAGCGATAATTAGAGGTAAAAGGTAAAAATTATGTGGTTTTCAGCAATAAAATTAGCAGTTTCTGCAGGAAGTAAGATTTATGCTAACAAACAGAAGGCAAAAATGGCAATGTCGGACGCACAATTGCTACATGCAGAGCGTCAAGCCCGAGGTGAGGAAGCTTATCAAGGAAAATTACTTGAAGCTAGACAATCAGACTGGAAAGACGAGGCAGTTTTGATAATTTTAAGCATGCCCGTGTTGGTGCTTGCATATGCAGTCGTATCGGACGATCCAACTGCTATGGACAAGGTAAAATTGTTCTTTGATATGTTCTCGCAGCTCCCGTCATGGTTTACAAATCTTTGGATACTTGTAGTTGCGAGCATATATGGTATAAAGGGAACACAAATATTCCGTAATGGAGGAAAAAAATAATGGCTAAGAAAAAAAGTAAGTTAAAAAAATTTCTTAAGAGAGCATTACCGGTAGCAGCATTAGCAGCTGGTGCAGGATTATTAGCTCGAAGAAGAAGAAATCAAGCTAACGTAGAAATGGACTTACCTATGTCTAACGTAGGATCTTTTGCAGATGCTAGAGCAAAAATGACAACTAACGATGCAATGAGAGGTAAAAGCAGTGTGTATCCAGACGCTATCATGAGAGGCAGCGGAGGTGCACGTATACCTAAAGGTTTACCAATAACATCTGCTAACGTTCAAAAAGGTTTAGTTCCACCACCACTTTCTGGTTTACAAAATAGAAACAGAAACATGGATTTTGGTTTAGAACCTTTTGCTGCCAAAGATGGTGGTAAAGTTGTTAAGACTGGAGAAGAACCAAAAAAACGTAAAAAGAAAATAGGAATCCAAATCAAAGGATTTGGGAAAGCGAGGAGAGGATAATGCCTGGAAAACCAATAAGTAAAAGTAAACAAAAAGGTTTAGCTAAGTTAGCTCAAAAGAAACCTGAGTTAGCTAAAAAATTTGGATATGATCCAAAAAGAATGGTAGCTAAAAAAGGTGGCAAGGTTTCAAAATATAAGAAGAAAAAGTAATGGCAAAACTTTGTCCAAAAGGTAAAGCCGCAGCGAAGCGAAAATTCAAAGTGTACCCGTCAGCATATGCTAACATGTACGCTTCTGGAGTTTGTTCTGGTAAAATTACACCTGGTGGTAAAAAAGGACGAACTAAAAAAATGGGTGGCGGTATGATCAGACCTATGTATGGTTCTGGTGGTTCTGTTGCCAAAGGTTGTGGCAAAGTAATGTCTAACAGAAGAAAGAAAACAAAGGTCTACTAATGGCCAAAAAAGGTCTACGAGCATGGGTCAAAGAGAATTGGGTCGATATTGCAAACAAGCGATCCGATGGTTCATACCCGAAGTGTGGACGAAGTGGTGGAGAAAAAAGAAAAAATTATCCAAAATGCGTGCCTATTGCAAAAGCAAGAGCGATGAGCAAAGGGCAGCGTGCGGGTGCCGTAAGAAGAAAACAAGCGAAATCAAATACTGGCCCGACACCGAGTAGAGCTGCAACGTTTGCACCAAAAAGAAAAAAGATGAGTATGGGAGGTTTAGTTTAATGAGTAAAGGAACTATGCCTGCTAGAAATAAAAAGAACTTTAGACCTACAAAGTCTGGAGCAGGTATGACACGAGCCGGTGTCAAAGCCTATAGAAGATTAAATCCCGGTTCAAAACTAAAAACAGCCGTGACAGGAAAAGTGAAGCCTGGATCAAAAGCTGCTAATCGTAGGAAATCATACTGCGCTAGATCACTAGGACAATTAAAAAGGTCATCAGCAAAAACTCGTAACGATCCAAATTCCAGAATCCGTCAGGCAAGACGGAGATGGAAATGTTAAAAAGAGCGATACTACAAGCACTCGAAGATAGATACAACGCACAAATTTCAGAAGCAGACGCTACATTAAAAATATATATGGAGCAGTCTGTTGGAATTGGTGAACACCCTCAACATATTGATGAGTGTGATAAGTTAGTTGAAAAAATAGCTAACGCAGAAGAGAAAATCAAAATACTACAGGAGTTTAAAATATGATGGATCAAATGTCATTGTTCGAACACTTTATAAAAATATTAAAGGAAAGACAGAACGACGTAAAAGAATTAATGGCCAGAGGGGGTGTTGACAGTATGGAAAGATACCAGTATATGTTAGGTCAGATAAGAACTTACGAAAGTTTATTACAGGAAATATCCACCCTGCTAAATAAAAAGGAGCAAAATGAAAAAGGAACAGTCATCAGTATCAGACAAAAAAGTGATACTACCAAATAAAGAATTAGTTGGTGTAAAAAAAGAAATAAACGAATCATCAAAACTTCCTAATCCAACAGGTTGGAGAATTTTAGTTTTACCTTTTAAACAAAAAGAGAAAACTAAAGGTGGTTTAATATTAGCAGATGAAACAGTAGAACGATCACAAGTAGCATCAACTTGTGGTTTAGTATTATCTATGGGCCCACACTGCTACGATAAAGAAAGATATCCAGAAGGTCCATGGTGTAAAAAAGGTGATTGGATTATCTTTGCAAGATATGCCGGATCACGAATTAAAATAGATGGGGGTGAAATAAGACTTCTCAATGATGATGAAGTTTTAGCAACCGTGGAAAACCCTGAAGATATATTCCACGAATTTTAACAATCATAGGAGATACTATGCAAGAAGAAGAAAAGAAAACAGT